AGTTTAGCAACGGTGATGTCTACCCGTTCTGGGACGGGGCCGTGATTGGTGACTTTTACTTCGGCATCTCAAGCGGTCTTGATCTTCGCGCGTTGGCTGTAAACCTTTCCCTGGCCGTCAACGCGGCGGCCAGCGGATACACGGCTTCAGTTGTCCCGATGTCCTCTAGCACGGTCATTACCGTCACCGGACCTAGCGGTACTGATTGGACGCCTTCTTATACGACTGAAGGGTTGATCACGGTTACGACGGCCGTGACGCAATCATCTGTCGCAAAGGTTGATGAGGTAAAGGCCAGCGGCTATTTCACTATCAGCGAAGGTACGACCGGCATTCGTGCTTCAACCGGCAACAAGACGCTCCTATCTATCGACGCTGCGTCGTTGCCTGGCATCACGCAGGTTCTCGTCGAAAGCACACCCGGCTCCGGTGGCATCGTTAACTGGAGTCCGATCACCGGCCTCACGTCTCCTATTGGCTTCGGTTCTTTTCCGGCCGGAGCAACTTACACGACTCCGGCTCAACGACTGGCATACGCGATCTACAAGGTTATCGATAATTATGCCGTATCTAATCCTTATGGCGGTATCTATGCGAATAGCTACCTAGGCGTCTATACACAGAGCGGCGCGTCTTCCGGTCAAATTGAAATCAAGAGCCGTATCATCGCTCTTACCGACAACGGCTATAAAGTGTGGATCGAGTTTAACTCTGATCCTACCGGAGTAACCGGCCTTTCTGAACTGGTTGATGTTTCTACTATACAGGCAAGCGCAATAAACCCAGGTCGTTTCATGGCTCGACTGGGAACGTTTACCGGAGGTACTGAAAACGCCGTTGACCAGGTCTATGTGGACGGAGTTCGTGTTAATACGAACAGGATTTACTGGCAGACGTCAAACTCCGCGACGATGTCAGCTGTCGTAAGTGACATTAATTTGACCACGTCAGCCGTTGAATACACGGCTAGTTTTTCCGACGGACGTGTTGTTCTGACTTCCAATCCTGGTTACGGAGCTGGCGCTAACGGAAGGGTTATTACTGTCTATACCGTCGGCAATGTAAAGGTCGGGACGGCTGTTTCTATGGCCGGAGGTAAGGACGGCGTGTCGCCTCTTCCTAAGATTGCAACCTACACACTTGGAGGGGCGCAGGACCCTGGTAAAAAGGTTACGCTTATCGCTACTCCTACGCTCGACAGCGCCAACCCACTTTACTGGGGGGCTTCCCGCGTATCTGGAACGAAACCTGTGTCGGCCCTTACGTTTAAGACCAAGGCCCACATCACCAGCGGCTCCAGTCTTTTCTTTTCCGGGGTGAACCAAGTAACCAAGTGGGGCAACAATGGCACCGGAGCCGGCTTTATCAACCTGTCCAACAATGAAGGCGGCAACGAGTCTCTGACGGCCCTGGCTTTGTATCAAGGCCAGTTGGCCGCCTTTGCACGCCGGTCTATTCAGCTGTGGGCCATCGACACGGACCCGGCCAATAATCGACAGGGGCAGATCCTGTCTAACACCGGCACGTTCGCGGCCAACAGCGTTATGTCGATCGGCGAGATCGACGTCTTCTACTTAGCCGACAGCGGCGTCCGGTCCTTGCGCGCGCGAGACGCATCCAACGCTGCCGTCGTCAACGACGTCGGAACTCCGATTGATGGTCTTATCCTGTCCGACCTGTCGACGATGACCGAAGCCCAGAAGGCCGCTTGCCATGCCATCATTGAACCTATTGACGGTCGTTACTGGCTGGCGGTAGGGTCGAAGGTTTACGTTTACTCTTACTTCCCTAATAGCCAGGTCGCTGCCTGGTCGACCTACGAGCCGGGCTTCAGTATCTCACACTTTGCCACCAAGGACGCCCGGGTGTACGCCCGTGCCGGCAATGTGATCTACCTTTACGGCGGCGCGAACAACGCCGAGTACGACAACAGCCAGGTTGAGGTTGTCCTGCCCTACCTTGACGCCGGCAAGCCGGCACACCAGAAGACGCTCAACGGCATCGACATGACGTGCGAAGGTTCGTGGGCCATGTCAATCGGCATGGACCCTGTTGCTCCCAATGCCAGGGACACGGTCGCCACAGTAACCCAGCCTACATTCAGCCTTGGCCGTATCATGGCTTTTGGCACCGGCACGCACGTCGGCATCAAGCTCGTCAATAGTTCCGATGGCTACGCCCGCATCGCGAACATCATTGCCCACTTCGACGCCAATGAAAGCGACTGAACTGTACCCAGAAGGGGTCCACCACGTCACGGGCCTTATGCGGTCAAAGGATCGCGAGGAAATCTTCGCCACGCAATGGTCTGACGACCCTTGGGCGTTCGCCAACCAGGTCCTTCGGTGCGGCGACTTCGGCTTCGTGCTGCACGCAGCCGACGGAGAACCTGTCGTGTGCTGCGGTGCTGTTCCGATGTGGAATGGCGTCTGGTCGGTCTGGATGTTTGCGACAGATCGCTTCGACGAGATTGCCTTGTCTACTCATCGCTTTGCCAAAAAGGTGTTCTTTCCGGCGCTGGACGCCGGCGGATGGCATCGCCTAGAATGCCGAAGCCTAGGAACGCACGACGTAGCCCACCGATGGCTGGAGGTGCTTGGTGCCTACAAAGAGTCGGAAGCTGACAACTACGGAAAGAACGGAGAACCGTTCGTCGTGTATTGCTGGACAAAGAAGCTTTCGGAGGCACAATCTAGCTAACGGCCATGTGCTTCAGCAGCAAAAAATACAAAGCTCTCCAGTCCCAAGCCCTTCAGCCGGCTCAAGACCCAAACGCTCCGCGTAGCTACGCCTCGACCGATCAAGGAACCCCTATTGCGACTACGATGGCTCCTATGCAGACTGACCCAAATCTAAAAGGCTTTGCCGCGTTGGCAGCCATGTCGCAACAGCCTGGAGGTCTTCGTATGGCTAGCACAGGCCAAGGCGCAAACTACGCTGCTCAACCAATGGCAAAAGCTGTCCCAAAGATGATGGGAGCATCGAGGGTAATCTCCTAATGTGCTTTGGAGGAGGAGGCGGTGACGGTGGCGCTGCTCAAGCTCGCGCTGACGAGGAAGCACGCCAGGCCCGTATCAAGCAGGGTGTCTCTAACATTGATGCCCAGTTCGCCCAGTTCGGCGACGATTATTTCAACAAGCGCAAGCAGGCTTACACCAACTTCGCCATGCCCCAGGTCGGCGAGCAGTTCAAGCAAAACGCCGACCAGCTGGCCTATTCCCTTGCCCGCAGCGGCCTTGGTCAGTCCAGCGAAGGCGCGCGCCAGGGCGGCATTCTGATGCGCGACAACGCGATGGCCCGGCAGCAAATTGCCGAAGGCGCTACCGGCGAAGCCCAGAAGGCACGCCAGGCCGTCGAGGATCAGCGTTCCAACCTTATCAGCCAGCTCCAAGCGTCGAGCGATCCGACGATGGCGGCCAACAATGCCCTCCGCCAGGCCGGCGTCCTGCAAATGCAGACCGGCTTCAACCCCGTCGCCAACCTCTTCCAGAACACTACCGGCGTCCTATCCGCGGCCAACCAGGCCGGCGCTTATTCTGGCGGTCCTGGCTTGGGTGCCTACAAGGATTACTTCGGCATCGGCAAGCCCCGCTCATCCGGACCCCGCGTCGTCTAAACCATGTGCGACCCCATTACAGCTTCCATCGCCCTAACGGTTGCCGGCACCGCCGCTCAAGCCGCTGGAGCCAACCGCGCGAAAAAGGCGATGCAAGGCGCGCAGTCTGCCGAACGCACCCGCCAGCGGGGGTTGCAGGATCAGTCGGCTGCCGTGCAGGCCGCCAACGAGGGCAGGTCCACGCGAGGTGAGCAAGACGCGATGCAGGGCAGGGCTGAAGCCGAACGGCGATCTGAATATGCCGCAGCCACCGAGGCTGCCCAGGCTCCCGTCGCAACGACCGGTGAAAACCTAGCCGGCGACCAGTCGGCCAACGCCATCATCGCGGCCGAGCAAAACAAGGCCAAGGCCAATGCCCTTGGCTACGCCGGCCAGCAGGGCAACGCCAAGGCTGGCCTGCAGGGCTTTTACGACCTTCAGCTGGGCAACGCCCTAGCTAACTCCCGTGCCGCCCAAGAGCAGGCCCGCCTTGGCAACTTCATGCGCGGATCGTCCGACGTCCTTGGCCTAGAGATGCAGGCTGCGTCGCAGAAGGGTCAAGGCTTGCAGACCCTTGGCGCCCTACTGAACACCGCCGGCGGTATCACCGGCATGGGTGCAGGTGCAGGCTGGTGGGGTGCTGCCCCGTCCCAAGCCGGAAACATCGGCACCATTGCAAGCCAAACGCTCAAGCCCGGCATGACGTTGCAGGACGTCGTACCTCTCACCGGCCAGAACTACATGACCGGGGGCGTCGTGCCTTTTGGCACGCAGCTGACCGGCGGCATTGCTAACCCTGCCCTTCCTGGGGCAACTACCTTTCGACTTCGATAATGACAAAGTTCGCCACAGGCGGTGACCCGGCTTGGGCTTCCGTCTTTAACAACATCGCCGGCATGTACGACCCGAAGGTCGAAGCCGAAGGTGCCGCCTTGCGCGCTAAGCGTGCTTCGCTTGAGTCGGATGCCCGTTACAACACAGCTCGCGCTGCCGGTGCCGAGGATCAGAACTCCGCCCTTGGAGAGGCGTACCTGGCATCCGCCGGCTACACCCCCGGCGAAATTGCTGCGATGCGAGCGGCCCGCTCCGGCAGCGTTTACGACATCGTCCACGGTCAGAACGCCTTCCGCGGTCGT